CAAAATGAAGTTAATTACATCAAAAAAGGCGCAAGCCGGTTAGGGTGTGATTGGCTTGAGGGTCCTGAATACCCCATATATCATTATCAAAACATACATATACTTTTTTATAACGAGATATGAGGTTTTGTTTTGCTGTATCACTTATTGGATAAGCCTCTCCTTGTAGAGCAATTGAAGGTATAGCCGTGTTAGCCCAAAGACATAAAGCATCTTTTAAAGAAGAGCATATACATACTCTATCTCCAGTTGGAGGTATTTTAGTCCATAAACTAATTACACTTTTATTTATATTTCCTCTCCACTTATAATGCTCGCTAAAAGGCTGATACACTTTTTTTGTGATTATACCTTCTTTCCTTTCTATATATACATATGCATATTTTTCAGCCGGTATTATTTTTTTCTGACCTAAAATATTTTTTGTATGTACATAAGATACAGGATATACCTCGGCTAATTGAAGCCATTCAAGGCTAATACCAAAGGACCCCCAATAATCAACATCATGAGGCATCCAATCTCTTACAGTAACTTCTAAATAAGACTGGTTTAAAGATTTAGATGCTCTATGACAGTGTTGTATTAATTTATCTTGGACAGGTTTATAAGTATTGATTTTGTTATCTTCAAGGTCTGCCCATATTTTTATAAGGGCCGTATTAAGCGTGGTATTCCATGTTTTTGCTAGTATTTTAAAAGAGTCTCCAATACTTTCACCAGAAGCAAAATCTTTGCTGCCAATATTTCCTCCAGATGTATAATAAATACCAAATGAAGGATGTTCGTCCTTTCTATAGGGACAACTAATTAAGCAAGGTATTTCACTTATATTCAAATAATATTTAAGGAGGGTCTCTTCCGAAACCCTCCCTAATATATTATGTATAAGATCTGTTGAATTTAAACCTGTTCCAAACATATATTAGATACCCCAAGGATTATCACCAAATGGTAAATCATCTACTGGTTCTGCAGCAGAGGGTTTATCAGCTGGTTTTGATGGTTCTCCAGGATTACCGAAATCAAATGATTTTGGCTTATCTTCAAAGTTAGTTGCCTTGGGCTCCCAAATATGAATTATATTAAAATCAAAATCCGTATTTGGATACCTTCCAGCGTTTTTAGAGTCGGTAATATTCTTCACCATGGGGGCAAGAGAATTTTGTCCGGCTCTCATAAAGTAACCATTAAAGAAATCCTGATAATCTTTTCCGTCATTATGACGAACGCCAAACATTACTTTTACTTTATTATCAGGAAATTCTTCGATAGCTCCTTTTATTTCAGAAAAGTCTCCATTGAACAAAGCTTTAGGATTATCAAGCATAGCCACTCTTGTAGCTAGTATATTTTCATCCTTTTCTTCTATGAATACTTTCTTTTCTGCGTTATATGTTTCAACTTCAAGAATATTTCTGAAAGCCTTTATAAAAGCAACTAAAGAGGCCTCTCCTACAAGAGCAGGCCTATAAGAAGCTGTTTCTATTTTTGCTTTATAGTCTCCATAATAGATATCCTTATGAGCTTTTAGAGTGGCTTCATCGGCATAAGCTGTTCTGCCAAACCTATCAATAACCTCACAAGTATTACTTTGTGTAATATGATATCTATTTTCTAAGAAAAATGTTATTGGAATAATATTCTTAATGCTAGAAGCTTTTGGATCATCTACTTGAGTAATAAAAGTAACTCTAGCAGTAGCGATAGTTTTACCGTTTTCTACTTTAGTATTTACATACTCAATAGGAGTAGTTGAATCTCCTCCCATAAGTTCATTCCATTTTTCTCTAGTTGGATTTATAGCAAGCACCTTAACAGCGCCTACACCAGCGTATCTTGAAATTACTGAGCTTTCGCTCGTACGACCCGAAAAGGCCATAAATAATAGATTTGCTTTATTGTTAGTCATTATGTATGTATTACCCATGTAGTATCATGTGGAGCGGTATTAAGAGTTTCTAAATAGTGCGTAATATCCTCCATACTAAAAAGCTCTGCTCTTCTAAAAGAATGTGCTAACTGCATTTGTCCAAATGGGCTATCCCAAACAACGTTTTCTTGTGGTTCTGCTTGGGGAGCTTCTTCTCCTCTAGCTTCTTCTGCAACATTTTCATGTCGGTCTTCTTCTAGAGGCTCCTCTGGCCATGCTGGTACCCATGCTACATCTTCCCAATCCAAAACTGTTTCTACAGTTCCAAAACTGGTATTGAAAAGCTTTGTAGGACGTTTTTTAGAATCTTTATAGCCTTTTAATTTTTTAAAATATAGACAGTTCATTGTTACGCACTAACTATAATATTCAGTCATTGCGTTAACTACTAATCCTAAGTCATTTGGAATGAACTCATCGGCAAACATGCCATCAGGACTCTTTGCTGGAATTTCTACTCCATCCTTCAGAGCCCTTCTTGTAAAGAAGCCATATTTGGCTGTTCCATTTTCATCAAAAACAACATCGGAATATAGTACAACAGGAACAATTTCAACAGGATTGTATTGTTTGTCTAATAGCGTTCCTATAGTAGCTACTTTGTATGTTAACACGCTTCCTCCGCTAGTTACATCTTCACTGTGCATAATAAGAAAGATATGAATATCATCTCTCATTTTTTCACAGGCATCTATAACTAGTCTGGAATGGTTTGCGAGATCATTATATTTATCGAACCCTTTTTCTCGTATTCTATTAAAATACTCGGTTCGCATCATATAAATGAAATCATCAATAATTACAGTTTTAACGTGCTTGGCATTTGCGTCTATTGCTTTTAATAAACTAACAACATCAGCTGCGTCATCTACGTTAAATAAGTTCTTGTTTTCTGCATTATACATGCTTGTACTTCCTTTAAAAGGAAGTCTCTTGCCCTTAATATTGATAACTACTGTTGTCTTTGGGTCAAGCGTCTTAAGGCTGGTAGATTTTCCAGTTCCCGACTTACCTAAAATAATTGCTACGTCTGCCATTATCCTTAAGTATTGCCTACACACTTGGAAGGGCTTGCCTTTCTTCGTTACGTTTTACCATTTGATAAAATCTTTCCAATTTATCTGTCTCTCTTGGTAAGGGAAGTTCTTCATAATAATTGACGGCACCATCAAAGTACAGTGCTATCAATCCATTAGATTCTCCTTCTCTATTAACGATTACTTCTAAAAAGCGAATGCTTCCTTTTAGTTTACCGATATCATATTTATAATAATCCGGTATTTCAAATGCTGCAGGATTAGTTATTCCTAACATTACTGTAGCATCTCTTGCTGTCGCTTTATTATCGGCTAACCCTGCTTGTGTAGGTCTTATCTTAGATGCTTTATAGGCTTCTAAGTTTCCAGTCTCTGTAGACTGCTGCTGAACTAATACTGGAATATAATTATATCTATTCCTAATAAGAGTATTATATTCAGATAAACAACCGATAGATTGAAGCAGAGACATGCCTCTTTCCTGATCGGTTAAACTTGCATGGTCCCAAAAGAATATAACATATTCATTAGGATCGTGCGGTTCGTAATAATCAAATACTTCTTTATGGTCTATTATATTGCCGTGATTGTCTTTAATGTCGAGCGTTTTATAATACGTAGTACCATGCGTTTCGGCATAAGCCAATGCGGTTTTTAACAGTCCTGTAGGATTTCTATCTGGAATAAAAGTAACAGATTCTTCATAAAATCGCAATATATCTTGATACTTTTCTGACGATAATAAGTCTATTACTTCTTGTTCCAGAGGATACTTTTCATTAGTGGACTTAAGATCTACTGGAGATCTTCTTATTTTTCCTTCTGAAAGAATATACAACAAAAAACTCATAAACCTCAGCGTTATGGCTTCTTGCGTTTCTTCCAATGGAAAATAAAATATTTTTATTCTTATTTTATCCCTATGCTTGTAAGCATATAATATAGGATTATATAAAAATAAAAAATTGGCTATTTGTGTTTTTCCGGCTTTCGTCTGGCCCGTGATTATGTAGTAATAGCCTTGTTGAACACCAACAAAATCATGCCTAAATCTAGGTAAGGGAGAAGGGATACAATTAAGATCTCCTCTCTCAAGCCTGTCTTTCCTACTTTGTATATTTGATATTACTCGTGTTATTAATCCGTCACTCACTATCTTAACTCACCTAACACAAAATGCTGCTCTTCACTGCCAGCTTCTTTATTTTCTAGAAAGTCAGCCAAATCCGATGAGGGGCTTACTTTATAAACTCCAAATTCATCGTATTGTTTTTCTTCCTTCCATATAAAATATTTGAGAACTCGCATATAAGTATAGTTTCCTTCAAATGAATCTACATAACGCTTTGTAGCATTAATAATATCTTCAAATGGATATTTACCATACTTATCGAAGAACTTTCGAAGACGATCTGCTATATCTTTCTTATTGCCTCTCCACGGTGTTCCCCTAGGAGAATCAGAACTTTTCTTAGCTCCTTTTGGAAATATTTTAATAAGGGCTTCTGCTAAATTTTCTACCTGATCTCCTCTAGGACAATCTTTATTCATTGCGCATAAAGTATCATTTAGAAATTCATCACAAGCTTCTGTAAGATAATAGACACCGTCAACCTTTCCGTCAGGGACTATAGCGCCTTTATGTGTTAAATTTTCAAATAATGTTTTAGGATTATAACAGTGTTTAATTAATAATAGTCCAAGAAATTCATCCAATCCTAATCCTCTATTTCGGATGATTCTGGAGTCGATTGCAAAGTGCATATTTCATGTGGAGATACTGTATCGATACAAGATTTATCGACACTCTTAAGAATAGAAGATACATATTCTTCGTCTCTTGTATTTCTACAATAGAATATGAATATATCAGGATCTTCTTCTCTTAATGGAAGCTTTAGAGATTCGAAAACTTCTTTGATTCGATTGTCTAACTGCGATATAACTATGGCTTTAGCTATATTATAGTTAATACCCTCTAATAGACTTCCTACTGCAAACAAGCCTTTTAGTTCACCATTATTGAACGACCTAAGGATGTCTGCATTGTATTTGTTTTTGGGGGCTATTGCCTTTTCCGCTCCCATTTGAAAGCACTCTCGAATAGTACTGCCAAGATATATAAACGGTTTTTCACGCATATATTTTGAGTGTAAAAACGTATATATAAATGGCTTCTTTTGTTCTGAAATAAAAGATAGTCGTTCGTTCTTAAGTTGTAGCCATTTAGAAACCGCGGCTCTTGTTTGCGATTCTTCTGCCATTTTCTTTCGAACTTCGATACCACTTGAATAAATTAGGTATCTTTCTTTTACACTACACATCATTGTCATATCTAGATTAGGATATTTATCTGTATCTAAATATTGTTGACAATCTTTGTAGTCTACAGATATATGGATTCTTTTGTCTATAATACCCCTTTTTATATTATAAGAGCATTCTCTGTCTACTTGTGATAGCGAAATAGGAATCAAATGAATCTTTGCTTTTGCTAACAAGCCTTCATCCATTGCTAAATTATAATTATAATAAGTATTGAAGCTAGAACACGTATATCTTTCTATTTTATTTTTTACATAAGTAAGAAGATTC